CCGTGAATTCGGTGAATGGGCAGACGGGGAATGTTTCCTTGGGGTCGAGTGATGTCGCCGCCGAGCCGATCGACTACACCGTCGTCACTTCGGCTACTACCTTGGCCAATGGCGCAAAGGTCGCCGCCGACACCACAGCCGGAGCCTTCACCCTCACGCTACCCGCGACCCCGGCGAACGGCGACACGATCACCGTGCTTGACTACGCGGGCACCTTCGACACGAACAACCTGACCATCGCCCGCAACGGATCGAACATCGAATCCTTGGCCGAGGATATGATCTGCGAGGTCGAAGATGCGGCCTTCACGCTGGTCTTTGTTGGTTCCACGGTGGGGTGGAAAGTCGTTCCTTTCCAAGGCACCGCGATTCCCAGCGTCCGCTCCGATGCCACAGGGATCACGGGGGCTTCAGCCATCGACAACATCGTGACCATTTCCCAAGCCGATTATAACGCCCTCGGCTCCTACGATGCGGGGACGGTCTACATCATCACCGATCCGTAAGCCATGGCCCTCCTGCAAAAAGCCTATCTCGGAAGCACCCCGCTTTGGCGCGGAACTGGATGGTATGAAGATGCGCCGTTCAATACGGTCAATATTTCTTCAGACGTTACCGTCACCGCCAACAGCAGCGCCCACACGAAGGGCGATTGGTCTGAAATTGTGGCATCGACATCTGCCAACGCTTCGCTGCTTTACGTCCGCGTTGGCGGCATTGGCACCGGCGGCGCTGCCACCGCCGCCTTGCTCGACATTGGCACAGGGGCCAGCGGCAGCGAAGTGGCTATTGCCTCAAACATTGCTATCGGCAGCTCGGGAAGTTCGGGCAACGCCGGATTATTTATGATGTTTGCCTTGCCCTACAAGTTGGCCAGCGGCACGCGCATTTCGGCCCGAATCCAGTCGGTTGTCACGGGTGGCGAGACCGCAACGGTCACGATGTTTGTTTTGGACGCTGGCAATTATGACGCCACACCCGCGAGCGTCGATGTGATCGGCGCATCGACAGCCAACAGCCAAGGCACCAGCTTCAGCGGGGCCAGCGGCACATGGGTGCAGGGTATTGCCTCAACCACCCGCGCCTATCGGGCGGTCGGACTGGTGCTGTCTGGCCATGGTGGAAGTTTGGCCAACGTAACCGATGCAACATTTGAAGTCGGCGTGGGCGCATCGGGAAGCGAGGTCAGTTTCGGTCAACTACGCCACAGCTACACAACATCTGAAACTTCAGCCAGCGTAATTCCGTTTGTTAGCGTGTTTGGCCGCAACATCCCCAGCGGTTCCCGCCTCGCGGTGCGGCACGCCATCGCCGCCAACCCCAGCAACTACGGCTTCACCCTCATCGGCATCCCTTAACATGAGCAACCTCTCCACCTTCTACAAACCCGCGATCACCCGCGCTGATCTCGGACTCGGCACGGCGAACAATGTCACGTTTGCTTCGGTAACAGCCAACTCGGTCCTCGTTGGTGCCGCCCCTGTTGCTCTCCAGAATCAAATCACCGACACCCAAATCTTCACCGCCAACGGCACTTGGACCAAACCCGCCGGAGCCAAGATGCTGCAAGTGGAACTCGTCGGCGGCGGTGGTGGCGGCGGCGGCGGACGGCGTGGCGCGGCAGGAACCGCACGCGGCGGCGGCGGCGGCGGTGCAGGCGCAGGACACACGGTTTTGCTTATTGATCCCGAGTCTCTCAGCGGAACAGAAACCGTGACGGTCGGCGCTGGCGGCGTGGGCGGCACTGCTGCGGGCAACGACACCAACGGCGGTGCAGGCGCGGCGGGCGGCGACACCACTTTTGGTCCACTCAAAGCCTTTGGCGGCAACGGTGGCGCAGGCGGAAACAATACCGCCGTCGCTGCCGGTGGCGCATCTGCTACCGTCCGTGGATTTATCATTAACTCCAGTCACGCTACGGCCGCAGGCGGTCCTGGTGGTTATGAAGCATCGTCCGCCGGCGCAGGAACGGGATCGTCTGCTGGAGGTAGTATCTGGCCCGCAAGTGGCGGTGGTGGTTCACGAATTACGTCAGCCAATGGTTTAACTGCCGGTGGCGCAGGCGGTGCGATTGGTTCAGGCAGTGGGGGTATCAATCCGCATGTTGTGGCTGGAGGCGCTGCGCCCAATGCTGGCAACAAAGGCATCGCAGGTGGCCGTCTTGGCTTCATCGGCGCGGGTGCCAGTGGTGGTCGCCAAGGAAACGCAGGCGAAGGTGCCGAAGGCGGCGATGCAATTTTGGGCGGCGGCGGTGGTGGTGGCGCTGGCGCAACAAACGACGCAGGCGGATCAAACGCAGGCGGAAAAGGCGGCGACGGCATCGCCGTCATCACAACCTACTTCTAATTATGACCGAGCAATACGCCATCCTCGATCAAGCCGCTGGGCACCTCGTCAACGTCGTGTTGTGGGACGGCGACACCGCGAAGTGGCAACCGCCCGCCGGAACATCCGCCGTCCGCTTGGCCGACATTGACTTGTCCACGCTGCCACATGCACCCGCACCGAAAGCCGAGCCGATCACCGCCGCCGAATGGGTCGAGCAGCACCTCACCAGCACGCAACTCCACGCGCTGTCCGATCTTCGCTTGTCGCTTGTTTTGGCGGGTAAACCCCTTGGCCCGCTCATGCAATCCCTGCGCGATTGGACTTCGCAGCTGATTGTGGCATCGGCGGTTGATCCTTCGCCGCGGGACAATTGGACGCCGGCTCCTTGCACTTATGAAGAAGCATCGAGCGAGGCTGTGCAGGCGTTGACAGCACAACCCTAACCGGAAAGGATTAGTCGAAAACTATGAACGCTTTTTTCGCCACACTCGCAGGGATCTCGCTGGCCTTGTGGAATTTCTACCTTCCGCTGCTGCGCGATATTTTTCGCACCGGGGCCACGGCCTTGTTGCCGCTCGCGGTGGACGTGGTTCGCAATCTGAACAAGACGGACCTGCCGAGCGGGGCGAAGCGTGACCAAGCTCTCCTTTCGCTCAAGCGTGAGGCCGCACAGCAAGGAATTTCCGCCACCGAATCGCTGCTCCGGTGGACTGTCGAAAGCGCGGTGCAGCGCGTGAAACTAAAATGAAATCCTTCATCCTCCGATTCCTTGTCTCGAAGGGTGGCAGCCTGCTGACGCCGGCGATTGCCGCCCTGGTGGCCGCCGCGGTGACGCGGGTGGCCGCGCACGATCCTACCTTGGCCAGCCACATTGACCCCGCGGCGGTCACGGGTTTTTTGATGGCCGCCTTGGTGAGCGTGATCAATTACGCGACCAACGCGGCCCAGAGCAACGGGGTCAAAAAGATCCAGGCCGTGGTGAACGCCCCGGTGGATGGCTATGCCGGTCCGGTGACCTATACGGAAGTCCGGCGGGCCTTGCCAAATTCATAACCAAGGAACCGGAACCGGAAGACCCGCGGCCATTCTGGCAAAGGCTGCTGGCCTCGCTCCGGGCGGACGTGGACGGGAAACGATTCTGGATCAAAGGAAAGGCGAACTTCTAATGCATGCATTTCGAGCAATGTTGAATGTTGCCGGCGTGAAGCACTTCACGGCGGAGGAATTATTTTTCCGCGGGTCGAGCGATGCCACGCTGGGGCTGAATACTCCGCCCCCGCAATCGCTTTGGAAGAACATGATCCCGACCGCGGTGGTGGCCGATGAGGCCCGCGAAAAACTGGGCAAACCGATCCGCGTTCTTTCGGCCTACCGCTCGCCGGCGTACAACCGGCGTATTGGCGGGGCCAGGGCAAGCCAGCACATGAGGTTCTGTGCGCTGGATCTCGGCACCGAGCAGCCGGCGGCCCTGTACAAGATCCTGCTCGAGATGCGGCGGGACGGGAAATTCAAGGGCGGGCTGGGGCTTTACCGGACGTTTGTCCACCTCGATACCCGGGGCGTGAACGTCAACTGGGCAGCTTGATGGCCTTGGTGAGGGCCTTGGCCATGGTATCAATTGATACCGCCGTGTAGCGGTTGCTGACGCGGACCGAATCGTGGTCGCAGATCAGCTGGCGGACGCGCTGATCGATGCCGGCCTCGGCCAGCAGGGAATTGGTGGTGTGACGCCATGAGTGGAATGTCTTGTCGGTAAGGCCGCGGCCTTCGCCACGCTTGGTGGTTTTCACGCGGACGATGCCGGCGCGGTCGAGCAGCTGGGAGAAGTGTTTGCTGGCGGTGCCGTGCTCCATGGCCGCGAGGGTGGGGGTTATAAGGCCCTGGCCGCGGAGCGTTTGTAGCTCACCCATGAGCGGGACGGTGACCACCTTGCCGAGGCGGGATTTTTTTTCGGGCAGGAACCGGAGGTTGCCGTCCTCGATCTCCTCGTAGGACCGCCGGCGGGCGTCCCCGAGGCGCATGCCAAAGTAGAGGCCGAACAAAATGCAGGTGCGCCATTCGCCTTGGGCGACCTTGAGGATGGCCGCAATCTCGCCCTGGTTGAATGCTTTGCGTCCCGAGGGCGTGGCGTCCGCGCTCATGCGGAAGAGGGCCGCGGGGTTGGCCTCGATGTTTCGGAGATGCATGGCGCGGGTGAAGACGGCCCGGATGGTCTTGGTGACTTGCTGGGCGGTATTGGTGGACAGGCCGCGCTTGGTCATGGCGTGGTAGAACTCGCTTATATCCTCTGGCGTTATGGACCGGAGGTCATGGCGGATGCGCTGCCCGAGGAAGTCCGCGAAGTGCGCCACGTGTTTGCGGTAGCTCTCCATGCTGCGAGTCTTGGCCGTCTTGGCTGCAAGATAGCCTTGGGCGGCCTTTTCCCACGTCGAGCGCCGTCTGGCCGCGGACATGCCGGCGGCCCGTAGCAGGGCATCCAAGCGCGATTGCGCCCACACGCTGTCCGGCGTCTCGGAGCGTAGCTCTCGGCCTACGGCTTCCATCTCGTCCGCCACGCGCTGGGCGGTCCGGCGGGCGGTCTTGAGTGGCAACTTGGTGGAGCGTATGGTCTGACGCCAGAACCCGCCCTGGGGGTGATCCGGTGCCGCCACCCAGACGCGCATCCGGGCCAGCCAGAAAGGGGAGTTGGGCATGGTGGTCAGCGAGGCCATAGGGCAAAAGTTAGCACAGCAAATTGTACATGCAATAGTGGTTAATGTGGTAAATTTTGGAGCGTTTTACTCTGTAACAGAAGGGCTGGCCCCGAGCGTCGGTTCGATTCCGACCCTCGCCTCTTTCTCTGTAGAATGGGCCGCGGAGCCGAGAGTTAGCCCAGCAAGTTAGCACACATTTGCCTCTTTCAACTTCCTTGGCGCGTTGTATCTTTCGACTATGCCTTACGCCGATCCCGATCAGCGCAAAGAATACATGAGGGAGAGATACCGCGAACGCTACGAGGGAGAGCGGGGCTTTCGGGAGAAGGAGAACAAGCGGAAGCGGGAGTACTACGCGACCAATGAGCGGTATGCCTCGAAGACGCGCCGGCGGTGCCGGCTGAATGCCCGGAAGAAAGCGGCGGCCCAGAAAAAGTAAGTCACACATAGGACTGCCGATGTCCGACCCCCGCCAATAATGTGGGGGCGTGAATAAGTTATCGATACTACTTGCGTGGGGGCAGTTTGCCTTTGGCAGCTGCTTGGTGCTTCTTGCCTTTTATCTCCGCCGCGTCAGCCGCGTCCTTGAGGGCTTGGACCAGAACGAAACGCACGTAAGCGGATAGCGAGCTAAAGCCTTGGGCCTTGGCTTGGGCCTTGGCGCGTTTGGTCAGCGCGGGTTCCATCGAAATGCCGGCGTGGACACTCTTTAGATGCTTGGGTTTTTTGGGATTCATAGCGGGTTTACCTTCGCACAATACCAAAAGTTAACAAGTTTTCGGCATGGGGTATTCTGCCCATCTTTTCGCTTGAACCTTGTTAAAGGTTTGGCAAGAGTTGGCGCTTCGATATGGCCAACCGCAGGAAACCCACCTCGCAAAAAGTCCGGCCCACGGGCATCTCATTGCCACCGGATCTGCTCAAGAAAGCCCAGCGTTTCGCGTTCAAGCAGGACATGAGTTTGTCCGCGTTGATCCGCGAGTTGCTCATTACCCAACTGGCCGCGAAATGAGCACCGACCAGCTGCTCGAAGAAGCGCGTGGCACCTTGCCGCGCAACGTCAAGGGCAAGGGCCAACGGCGCGTGATCGAATCTTGGATGCCCGCGGTGAACGAACTCCGGGCGAAACATTTCAGCTACCTCGAGATTTACGAGTGGCTCAAGGCCCGCGGCATCGATGTGCATGACCGGCCTATGACATTTATCAGCGCGGTATCTCGCAGACGCCGCCGCTGGCTCAACAAACAATAGAACCCCATATGGACTACTACATCATCAGCATGCTGACCTTCATGGCGCTTTGCGCCGTGATGGGTGCTTACGCGGTGGGATTTTGCCGCGGTTACGACGAGTGCGAAGAACAGCACCGTTGGCACCGCTGGCTCCTTCGCCGTGAAGAGAACCGCCGCACAAAACTTTAGGGACGCGCAATTAAAACGAAACCGGCCACCGGAGCGTCCCCCGGTGACCGGCCAATGCAAGAACAGAACCAAGTGAAAAATGAACACAGAACAAACGCAGCTGCAACTCTTTTCCCACCATCTGGCGGGATTGGCGTTGAAGTATCCGAGCCTCTATTTCGAGGACCGGCAGAACCCGAAACATCTGGCCCGCTACAACGAGGCGGACCGGCCCGCAAAGAAGTGCAAACTGGAATTCGCCCGCTTCCAGGCGTGGCGTCCGGTGGTGCAGACGGTCAACCTTCCCCCGCTCCCGAGGGTGAGGGCCGCGGTCTACGAGACGGTGACCTTTCGCCGGCTGGTGGCGTGGGCCAGCAACCCCACGCGGTTGGCAGAAATCCTGGTCGAGAAAGGGGTGCGCGGATGAGCGACCTGGCCATCAAAGAAGACAACAAGCGCGTGGAAGTCGCGTTTAACCAGAGCGGGGTCCAGCTTCGCAGCATGGACGAGATGGGGCGGTTTTGCCGCGCTATCGTTAACTCGGGTCTGGCTCCTTCGAGTTTCCAGACACCGGAGCAGGTGATGGTGGCCATTCAATGCGGCCTCGAGATCGGCCTTCCGCCGATGCAGGCTTTGCAAACCATCGCGGTGATCAAGGGCCGGCCCTCGCTCTTTGGCGATGGGGCTTTGGCCTTGGCGATGGCGCACCACTTGTGGGGCGGGATCGAGGAAACGCACGTGGCGGAAACCAACACCGCGGTCTGCAAGATCTGGCGTTTCATCCGCCGCGATGACAAGACGCCCAAGCTGACGCTACGGACGTTTTCCGAGGAAGACGCCAAACGCGCCCAGCTGTGGGGCAAGTCTGGTCCTTGGACCGCGTATCCCAAGCGCATGCTGCAAATGCGTGCTCGTAGCTTCGCGCTCCGCGATGCCTTCCCGGACGCATTGCGTGGCGTGGGCATCAGCGAAGAGGTCAGCGACTACCAGCCGATGAAACCCGCCCGCGGACGCGAGGTGGCCAGCAACCTGGTGCTCCCCGATGCCGAGCCGGAATCCATTGTGGATCTGGTCAGCGACATCGCGGTGCTCTCCAATCAAATCAAGCAGGAGGAACTGCTCTAATGGAAACCGGAGTCCTCACCATGGCCGAGGCGTCTTACCGCCGAGCCGAAGGAATCAGCAAAAGCGATCTGGATTGGATTGCCGCACCGCGCACGCCGGCGCATTACAAGGCCCGTCGAGATGGGTTAGTCGAAAACGTGCAGACGCCCGCCATGCGTCTCGGCAGCTTGGTCCATCGGGCCGTGCTCGAGCCGGACACCATGGCCGGCGCGTACGTGATCAAGCCCGAGGGCATGCTCTTCACAACGAAAGAGGGCAAGGCGTGGAAAGCCGAGCAGACATTACCTGTGATAACGTCACAGGAAGCTGACACGATCCACGGGATGGTGCGCTCTGTCTGGGCGCATCCGATGGCCAAGCGCATCCTTACCAACGCGAAGACCGAGCAGTGCCTCTTCGCGGAGGATGAGCACGGGACGATCCGCAAGGCGCGTCTCGACGCTCTGGTGGGCGGAAGTGTCATACCCGATCTGAAGACCTCGGCGTCCGCGGACCCGCAGGAATTCGAGCGGAGCCTTGGCAAATTCCGCTACCACGTGCAGGCGGCCTATTACATCGATCTGTGCCGGCTGGTGGGTATCGACAAGTCCGACTTCGTCTTCATCGTGGTCGAGAAAGAGGCCCCGTATGCGACCGCCGTTTATTCGCTCTCGCAGGAAGCTATCGAACTGGGACGCGCCGAGTATCAGCGCGACCTGGCCCGGGTCCGCGATTGCACCGAGAAGAACAGCTGGCCCGGATTCACCGAGGAGATCACGGTCATCGGCCTGCCGGCGTGGATGCAGAAACAAGCGGAGGGTTTGCTATGAGCGAACCCAATCCGCTCGTTGAGGCACTTGTCGCGCACGCTCAAGTCACGCTCGATTTGGTGTGGGCACTGGAATGGCTCAACACGCTCACCGACCGCATGACCGGCGACCACATGGTGGCCGAGTTTATGGCCGAGTTGGAACACCGCCGCACAACCAGCGACACGCTTAATGCCGCGGCCAAGGAGGCCCAGATATGACCGTCTGGCCTGTCAAAGAGCGCGTCTACGTGGACGGCGTTGCATGCGCTTGTCGCATTCAATACGGCGTCGATTGCGGTGGCGGTGAGAACGACTATTTCACGGTCGCACGTGAAGACAATGGTCGCTGGCTCACCGCCCGCGTTGACCAGATCCGGTCCGCTCCCAATCCCACCTTGGACATCGAGGAGGAAGCACAATGACCGGAACCGAACTACGCGACCAGGGCATGGCTTTGGTCAACGAGGCCACGCCAGACCAGTGGAAGGACGAGGCCGACAGCCTCATCGTGTCCATGGCTCGGAGCGGGGCGGAATTCACCGCGGAAGATGTTCGCGCCTGGGTGGGCAATCCGCCCAAGGCCAATGCCATGGGGGCGCGGTTCATGGCCGCGCTCCGCAGTGGCATCATCGAGCGGGCCGGATGGAAACATGCCAGCCGCAAAGAGGCTCACGCCCGTGCGCTGGCGGTTTACAAAGGGGTGGCCGCGTGATCAAGGCCGTCATCCAGGGCCAGCCGGACACCGCGACCGCCCAGCAAAAAGGGGTCATGGTCCGCGGCGGGAAGGTCATGTTCTACACCAAGAAAAAGGTGCAGGACGCCAAGGACCGTCTCGTCGCGGAACTCCGCCGGCATGCGCCACGCAAACCCGTCGATTGGCCGGTGCTGGTGACGATCCGCTTTTGGTTCGCGCCGGTGAAGGCAAGGCCGCTGGAGAAAACCCATGGCGTGAGGCCGGACGTGGACAATCTGGCCAAGGGCGTCTTGGACTGCTTGGTCCCCGCCGGCTGGCTCGAGGATGACGCCCTCATCGATCAACTCATCATTACCAAAGCCCGGAGCGGGGATGCCCGCCTCGAAATCGAACTCAAAGACTTACTCAAATGAAACATCTCAACATCGAAATTGCCGTGCTCCGGTCCCCAGACTTTCTGGGGGCCGATCCGGTGGACCGCGCTACGTGGCTCTGCCTGCTGGCCTTTTGCGCGGACCAGGAGAACACGGGCATCATTCGCGCTTGCCGCGATTGGAAAGACCGGCAATGGCAGCAGGTGGCCGGCGTGACCTTGGAGGAGGTCAACAAGCAGACCATGCTGTGGAACTGGATTGGGGACGATCTGCTCGTCTTTCACTATCCCACTAAAACCGAGGAGTTTGCGAAGACAATGCGCGAGCGTGGCAGCCG